ATGCTGAGTGATGTTCGGTTGCTGGAGGCTGCGGACGCACTAATCGATCGTCTGGATGATATTGTTGCCATTGCAGATGGTTACAAGATGGAGATTGGTTTTTGGCCAAGGCGCGGGTTGGAGGATGCTATTTGGCGTGGCAGACTGATTGCGGCCTATCGCGAAGGTGAAAATGGAAACGCTGTACTGGGGTTTGTTGTTTTTGGTGGTGTATTTCCAAATGGCAGAGTGCAGGCAGTTGCGGTGCATCCAGACTATTTGCGACAGGGTGTTGCCCAGTATCTGATTGATGCGGTTATATCTAGGTTCGAAATGGAGGGCTTCCTGACAGTCTCTGCTAAGCCGGCCAGAGACCTCGAAGTTGCTCAAAGTTTTTATCAGAAAAATGGGTTTCTCACGGTTAGGTCTAAGGCCGGTGGGGCGTCTCGAAAGAGAGAGATCGTTGTTCGTGAGCGAGCGCTGAAGAGTCCTAGCTTGCTTCCAATTGCGTCTGCAAATGGAAGGCGGATTGGATTTCCCGTTCCGGATGACCGCTCGAAGTTATGGGTTATCGATCTAAATGTTTTTCTTGATCTCTTGAAGGATGGAAGGGCGAACTATGAAATCGCCGTTGGACTTTTTCGATCTGCGCTTCAAGGACGTGTTAGAATTGCGGTTACCTCTGAGTTCACGAAGGAGATGACTAGGGTGCCTCGGGTTGGGGGAGGTGACCCGCTTTTAAAGCTCGCCGAAGCATTGCCTCGCGTTCGTAGAAAGGGCAACGCGGAGGTCGAGAGATTGTCTATGGATATTCATTCATTGATTTTTGAGAAGAACAAGCCGTCACAAGCCGGTTCGGCCCAAGCGCTAAGTGATTGCATGCATCTTGCCGAATCGATCACTGCAAATGCCTCTGCATTTGTGACAAGCGATGGTGTTCTCCTCAGGAATAGGCGCGCGATTAGAGAGGCTTGGAGGTTGGAGGTGGTCGCCCTAGAGGACTTCTGTGAAGCGCTTTCTTCCATCGACAAGGTGCCGATGATCAACGCTGCTCGAGGAGAAGGCTTTCGGGTTTGTTCCGTAGATGCAGCCCGCGCGCGCGGTGTTATATTAAAGCTCAAGCGTGGCGCCGCTAATGGTTTTCTTTTTGGTGATCCCCAAAAGCTGGAGGCGGCCCAGTTCATTGCTGCTTACGACAGTAATGACCGAGAGGTAGCGTTGCTCGCGTCCTGGACGCCATCTGAGTTTGGGCAAGAATATGAGATCTCAATCTTTGTCGATCAGTCTAGCCCCCGGGCTGATGTTATCGCGGACACTATGCTTGGATATCAAGTTGATACTATCGGGCGGTGTGGTGTGAGCTTGATAAAGTTGGACGATGTTCCAGGGCAGTTGTCCGTGCGCAAGGTCGCGCAGCAGAGAGGTTTCGTGCTAAGCGATACTGGTCGGGAGCTGAGGAAAGCTGCTTTAGGCGCCCCTGTTACACCCAATAGCTTCGAGACTCTGTGGGATAAACTCGGAATAATTGTTGGGCGAGATAATTTCGGCTCGGTCCCGTCAACTTTTTCCGGTCTTGAAGAGCTTTTCTCATATAGTATTTCGGATTTTTTGGATATTGAAAACCTGCTTGGTCCGACTTTAATTGTTCCGTCTTCTCGTGAGGTTTGTATTCAGCCGATAGCCAGGCCTTATGCAGATGAGCTTTTGGGTACTTCCGAGCAGGCTTCTTTCCTAGAGCAGCGAGAGGGTGCATTTCGGTCGCAGAAGGTGTACGTTAGCAGCGGGCGAAGCAGAAATTTCTTCAAGGAGAACCAGGTCGTAATGTTTTATGAATCGGTTCGTACCGGAGGGCGTGGCGCGGTAATCGCTGCGGCGCGAGTTGATAATGTTGTGACACAGAGGAAGGTTAAAATAGATCCTGGGTCAATGAGCAGGACGGTTTTGGAGAATGTCGAAAGGTTCTCTTCTAGTGACGAGGTTACTTTGACGAGCTTTAGTTCTATTTTGCGTTTTCCTCAGCCCGTGGGACTCCTCGCGCTTAAACGTGTTGGGGCTGCAGGAACTCAGAACCTACAAACGACTACCAAGATTTCGACGGCTGTTGCTCAGACCGTTTTTGATTTGGGCTGGTCAAATGGATAAAGAGCCGCATGCAATGATTTCGATTCACTCGGACTATGCGAAGAGTATTGTTCGAGGTGTGAAAACTGTTGAGTTGCGGCGGAGGTTTATGGCTCTCCCGAATGGTTCCAGGCTTTGGATATACTCGACTTTGCCGGTCGGTGCGCTTGTCGCGACTGCTGTGGTAGCGGGGATTGACTGTGATAAGCCAGAAAATCTGTGGAATAGGTATCAATCCGAAGCCGCCGTTTCCAAGCAGGCTTTCTTTGACTATTTCCTGGGTTGTAAAAGGGGGGCTGCGATACGATTGACTGATGTTGAAGAGATTTGTCCTGTTCCTTTAAGCCGCATCCGAAGCATTCGCGGAGTCAACCACATTCCTCAGGTGGCAACGAGGCTCTCTTCTTTGGAAGCCAGACGGTTTGAGGAGATTGGGTGTGGCTTATAACGGTTGCCTGTGTTGCTGGAGGGCCGTTGCCTCCTCTAACCGTAGCGAAGCGTCGTCGCGTTTCGTTCAATTTCTTACTGTTTTTTAGCTATATGGTGGCCATTTTCTTCACAACGAAAACCCCTTGATCGCCTCCATCGCTGCCGAGGCCATGCGTCTCCGGTCTGCGCGGTGCGTATAGATGGCCGAGGTCGCCGGCTGCGTGTGCGCCATCACCGCCATGATCTGGTGCTGGGTGGCCCCGGCTTCTGCCAGGATCTCGCCCATGGCCTTGCGTAGCCCGTGCTGGCTTCGGTTCTCCAGGCCGGCGGCCTTGACCCACCTGCGGACCCGCTCGTGAAGGGCGGCGGTTGAGCGGTAGGCGCGACCGTGTTCGCTGAGGATATAGGCTGGGCCTTCTGTGTCGGTCGCGCGTAGCTCGGCCAGGAGCTGGGGGGCGATCGGGACGGAAACGAAGGCAGAGCCCTTCTTCTGGGGTTGCCAGTCTAGGAAGACCACCCCGTCGCGTATGACCTCATGTTGACGGCCGAGGGTGCGCGCGTCGGAGATCCTGCAGGCGGTGAACATGGCCAGGAAGAGCCACCGGCGCGCCGTGGTGCCTTCGGGGTGGGCGTCAAGGAAGGCGCGCACATCGCTGCTGCTCCAGGGCACGGCGCCGCCACGGCTACGGTGGACGCGGGCGATGCCCGCGCAGGGGTTTCGGGTGGCGCGGCCGCGCGTGATGGCCCATTTGTAGGCGGCGCTCAGCGCCTTGCGCGAGTTGTCCGCCTGGGCCGTGGCCTCGCCCCACTGGTCGATGATGTGGTGGATCCCGGCGGGCGGCAGGTCATGGTGCAGATCGCCCATGCGTTCGCCTTCCGGGTCCTTCATCTCGCAAACCTTACCGAAGAGGCTGCGGCGCTGCTTCAGGGTCATGGAGGAGGCGTTGCCGGCCTGCACCTGCGCGTCCAGCCAGATCAGGTAGTCGCGCACCAGCTCGTCCAGGGAGTGGCGCGCGACCGGCTTCAGCGGCGTCTGCTCGACGGTCTGGCCGGCCCGGGCGGCATAATAGTGTTCGGTGAAGGCCGGGTCGTCAGGCCCCACCGGGATGCGTATCCGCTTCCTGGGGTTGCCCTCGACCCGGACCCGATGGCGTAGCTCGCCCGATTTCATCCGTTCCGGCACATAGCCGGGAAACTTCACTTTCATCACTGGGCCCGTGTCTGACCGAATTTCCTCGGCTCACCTTGCGCGACCGGCGCCGGCCGGTCACGGGGCTGGAGGGTTTCGACGGAGAAGCTGCCGTCGGCGGCAACCTGGACGGCGCCAGGCTGAAGGCCCCGCGCGAGCATCGCGTCGAGGACGTTCTTCACGGCAGCGGCGGAGGGTTTCGCGCGGGCCATTCTCAGCTCTCCTTCGTGGTCTGGCGCATCTCTTCGGGCAGCCAGACGTCGATAGCCTTCACCTGATCACGCGATAGGCCGAGGGCTTCCTGCACGCTGGCGTCGTTGAACAGCCCCTCCAATTCCTTCGCGCGGTCTGCCTTCTTCAGGTCGGTGAAGCGTTTCAGCTCTTCGCCCTCGGCGCCGGTCAGCTCTGCCCAGATCGCCACCTGCATGTCAGGCCGGACCCGGCCGAAGTAGTTGGCGGCGTCGGGCGTCCAGATTTTGCGGATCAGATGCTGCGCGTTTACGTGGGCGGCGAGGGCAGCGGGGAAGGCGGAATTGGTCACACCGTGCGCGGTGCGGGCGAGGCCGCGGGCCAACACCTGGTTGCGGTGCTTCTTTCCCTGCTCGCGGAAGGCGGTGAAAGCGTCCCAGGTGCCGGCGGCTCTGTGGTCGACGCTAGGGGGCGGCAGGCGCGCATCCAGGTGGAAGCCGCTGTCGCGCTCAGGCTGGATCACAGGGGCGGCCAGGGTGACGCCGAGGCCGCCGGCATAGGAGGGCAGGTTGGTCTCCATCTGCCAGGCCAGCATGTCCAGCAGGAGTTCGGTCTGGTCGATCAGTGCGACCTGCAGGGCGGCGTGGGCGATGCGGCGCAGGTCGTCCTGGGCGTTCTGGGGTAGGGCGGGTTTCGTGGTACTGCTGCCCTCGGCGCCGGCATTGCTGGACCGCTTGCGGGCTTTCTGCGCGAAGGCGCGCTCCACAACCAGTTCACCGGCCAGGTTCACGTAGGTGATGATGCCAGCGCCTTCGCGTTGCTCCTCGGTGAAGTCGCCGACCTGACGGGCGGTCAGCGCCTCGATCTGCTGACGGTCTTCCTCGCTGCGGTCCTTCCAGGGCATGGCCTCCAGGCGCTCCAGTTCGGCGGCATCGCCTTCGGGCAGTTCGACGCTGGGCGCGGTGATGCGGTCGAACTTCTCGGTCAGGCTCCAGGGGGTATAGGGCTCGGGGCTGGGTTCCGCCCAGCTCCAGCCCCCCTCGGCGCGAAGGCGCTCGGTCTCGGCGATCAGTTTCTCCGTCCACAGCTCATCCAGCAGGGCTGCATCCTCCAGAAAGGCGTCCTCGGTGAAGAGGTCGCGGGAGATCCGGCCGCCGCTCGCCTCGTAGTCGGCCAGGCCGAGGAAGACAGCGCGGCGGTCGCTGGCCGGAACGGCGGCCGAGGTCAGCTCAGCGCGGATCTGCGCGGCGGAAAGGTGGCGGGCGGCTGCGGTCTCGGCCAGGGCGGTCTGGCGTTCGGGATTTTCGGTCAGGCACAGGGCCTCGGCGGCCGATAGACCGATGCGGTCGGCGGCCAGCAGGTCCAGGACCTCGGCGGGCAGCCCGGCCAGCTTCAGCCGCTGGCGGACGTGACGCTCGGTCTTGGCGAAGGCGCGGGCGATGCTCTCGACCGGGACACCATGGGCGGCTTGCTGGCCATAGGCGCGGATCTCCTCGGCCGGGTGCAGGGCGGCGTGGGTGACGTTCTCGGCCAGAGCCCAGGCGCGGGCAGTGGTCTCATTCGGGGCGATTTGCACCGGGATCAGCGGCATCTCGGCGCCCTCGGAGGCCAGCAGCTTCAGCCCGCGCAGCCGGCGCCCGCCCGCGACAATGCCGATGCGCCCGTCCTCCTCGATGCCGCAGAGGTTCTGCAGCAGCCCGGCCGAGGCCAGCGATTGCGCCATGGCCCTGATGTCCTCGTCCGGGACGCTCTGCCGGGGGTTCAGGGGGTGCAGGTACAGCTGCTGGAGCGGCACCATGCGGATGGTCTGGGACTGATCGGTCATTTCTGGGTCTCTTGCTGAGGGATCGCGGCCGGGGGCGCGAAGGGGGCGCCGGCCAGCCAGGCGAGCGAGGCCGTGGCCAGCGTCCAGCCGGTGGCGACGGCGGCGAGGAAGGGCAAGCTGCCGAGGCTGAGCGCGCTCATGCGCCGCCCCTCCGCTCGATGATTTCGCGGACCTTCAGGCGGGTGCGCCCGGTGATCTCGATGACCTGGGCCATGTCAGAGCTGGCCGGGCGGGTCAGGTGCTGCGGGGCGAGCCGGGCCAGCCGGTCAGGTGCGATCGGTTTGCCTTGCGCGGCCTTCCGCGCGGCCCAGTCGGCCGCGATCCGTGCGCTTTGAGCAGGGGTAAGCATGTCTTGCCTCCATCGGGTTGATGGGGGTGGACCATACTACGCAAAATGCGTATCGCAAGATGTAAACTTCGCAATGTGCGTATTTTACCCTTCGGTCATCAGCTTTGGCTTGCGGAACGTAAGGGGAACATTCTAGACGTGTAGAGGAAGGGAGACACAAGGCCATGGACGATTCGCTGCGCTTGGAGTTGCTTAAACTTGCGCGAAAGCGGTCCGGGCTGTCTTTGGATTTGTGGGAAGAGCTGACCGAGGGTCTGGATCAGAGATCCTTGGAGATCCTGGTCGGGAGATCGTCTGTCTTTCCGAAGTACAGAAACTCAAGCGGCAAGCTATAGGTTTTGCGAAGTTTCTTTGCGCTCTGCAGAGATAGGTCCCGCGTACCGTTCTCGAAGGGGCCATAGGTCTGCATCGTGATGCCGGCGCGTTCGGCGAACTCTTTTTTTCCAAGGCCCAAAACCTCACGAACGCGCTTCAGGCGCGCGGCGACAGCTTCTCTCTTGTCTTCGAGTTCTTCAAGCATGACTGGCATTCTACTAGCCCTCATGTTGGCCGCACTGAGCAATTTGCGTATTTATAAACTCCGCGTATTGCGTAGTAGTATCGCGCCTATGGCTAGGCACTTTGTGACAGTTCTGGACTTCGTGACCTTCGTTGGTCGAGCCCGCTTTGAGCGCGAGCTCGGGCACTCCCAACAGGTCATCAGCCGGGCCGTCTCGACCAACCGGATGCCTGCGCACTGGTATTTTGCCTGCCGCGACTGGTGTCGCGAGATGGGCATCACGGTGCCGGAACACCTGTTCCGTCAGTGCCAGAGGCCCAACAGGGCGAACAGTAAGCGGAATGCGAATTTTGGTGATGCGGCATGACACGATCTGACAGGCTCTTCGGCGGCTTCTTCCATCCGGTGACGTGCATTCTTCGCCCGGTCAGCGGTTCCGCACCAGCTAAACGGGCAGGGGTCCATTCACATGCGTAATCACCCCTATGGAACGATCCAGGAGGCGGTTCAGTCGAGCTACCGCGCCTCGGGCCATACCAATGAGGAAATCGCCGAGCTGCTCGGGGTCCGGGGATCAACGATTTCCTACGGCGCCGAAATGAGCGAGGCGCGGCCGGGCGGGCTCGGGGTGAACTACCTCCACCGTCTCGGCCGAATGCGCCCCGAGGCGGCCGTGCCGATCGCCCAGCACTTCGCGCGCCTGGGGGCCGGTGTGTTCCAGCCGGTGCAGCTGCCGGCCGGGGTGACCAGCCTTTTCGCCCATTGCGGCACCGTCGCGAAGGAATGCGGCGAGGCCCAGGCGGCGGCCCTGCGCGCGGCCGAGATGGCCAGCGCGGATGCCTGCGAGGCCGCAGAGCGCGAGATCGCCGAGGCGGTCGAGGCGCTGCTGCGCGCCCGGGCCATGATCCGTGATCAGGGGGCCGCATGACCCGTTTCAACAGCTCTCCCCGTCCCGATCCGCAGGTCTGTGCGGCGGGACCGACTGGTGCGGGGGGATCATGTCCCTCGGTCCCTCCGCGCCCCTTTTCCCGGGAGAGCCGGGAAGATCCGACCGCGATTGAGAACGTGCACACGCTCTGCCGGCGCCTCGGGCGCGGGCACTGCGCCTGTGCCGCCCATGGCCGCGAGGCCTGCAGGGATCTGACTGCGCTCCTGGCGCGCTTCGGCTCGGTCGAGGCCGCGCAGGAAGCGGAACTGCAACGACTGGAGAGACTGGCCCGCAACGCGCGGACCTGACGAGACCCCGGGCCAACCGGGACAGACCTGGAGGACAGGAGCATGACGAAGACACCCAGCCGAGGTCGGAGGTTCCGGCCACGGGCTGACACCCTGCACCCTGGGAGGGCGCGATGAGCCACAAGGCGACCAACTGGCTTTCCGGCATTCCGGCGAAGGAGTTGAGCAGCAGCGAGTTCCGCGTGCTGTTCTTCCTCTGCGACTGTCACAATCCCTCGCAGGGGTGTTTCCCGACGCAGGCCTACCTGATCGACGTCTGCGGTATTTCCAATGGGACGCTGAACAACGCGCTGAATGGGCTGGAGGCCAAGGGGCTGATCGCCCGCCACCAGGAGCGTGACGGCCGCACCCGGCGTCAGAAACCGACCCGCTATGTCCTGGCCTTCGAGATGGGCGAGGGCGGCAAGCCGGCTCCGGGGGCTGGAGGCGGACCAGGTGGCAAACCGTCTCCGAAATCTGGAGGCGGGACGGGCAGAAAGCCGTCTCCGAAAACTGGAGCCGGAAAACAGGCTGCCCCGTCTCCAGCTTCTGGAGGCGGAGCCGTCTCCAATTTGAGGGGCGACCCGTCTCCAATTTCAGGGGGGAGCCGTCTCCAGCCCACTGGAGAGGTAACCTGTAAAGAACCTGTAATTAACCAGCGCGGGGCGCGCGGCGGGTCGAAAAATCCGCTCGTCGTGGCCGAGGCCGAGAGGGCGATCCGGGGCTTTCGGGAGGGGCGGCAGGACGCGCTCCGGGAGCTGAAACCCTGGGTGCAGGATCACATCCGAAACGCGGACCTCCTGACGCCGGACGAGCGTCAGCGGTCGGGACTTTTCTGAGAGAGGAATGGCAATGAGCAGCGAAGTGACGAACCAGACCGTGTCTTTCATCGGGGATCTGCCGGAGGATCCCGATCACATCCCCCTGGCTCCGCCCTGTGGCTTCATCTGGATGCTGGGTAGCACGTTGTGCGGGACCGGGGAGGCCTTTGGCACCACCGATGTACGGGTCAGCTACAAGGGCCGGACGATGGATTTCGTAATGACCTCTGCGGATGTGCTGTGCCTGCAGCAGCTCGTCGAAGAGGCCCTGCAGGCGATGCGCGACAGCGGGGCCGACGACCTCGCTCCGGCGTTCCGCGAAAGGAGCGATGGCCATGCGGAGTGATGCTGAAGGTTTCGAGACCAAGCGTGACCGGGTGCGGCGTTTGCTGCTCGATCCGTTGGACGGCCTCGGCTTCCGCTTCCAGCGGGGTACCGATCCCGAAGAGGCGCGCAAGCGACTCGACCGGCTGGCCGATGATCTGTCCTACATGAGCGATGAGAACCTGCGGCGCCTCTTCGAGGCAATGCGCACCAAGGGTGAGGGCAAGGCGCGGGACTTCTGGCCCAGCCATGCCGCCTTCATCGCCTTGGCGCAGATCGCCCAGCCTCGACCGCTGGAGGAGATGCCCGGCTTGGCGTCCTGGTTCGGCAGTGCTGCCGGGCGGGCGGCCCTGGCCGAGGGGCGGCTGGTCGAAGAATACCGCTGGTGGTTGTCGAAGCACCGCCCGCCGATGAACCCCCAAGAGCGTCGGTTGATCGCGGACCGGGCCGGCGCGGCCCAGTCGAAGGCCGACCGGCTGCGCGAACGGCTGGGGCTGAACCTGCCGGTGGATGCCAGCGACCGCGAGTGGCTGCATGCCTTCGACGCCCACGAAGCGGCGGCGCGGGCCCTGGTGCGGGCCGGGACCACGAAAGGGGTAGCGGCATGACCATGATGATGCGGATGACGCCGGCCCGGGCTGTCGGGCTGAAGGAGGTTTCGATCCTGGAGCTGCTGCACTGGGCCTTCCAGCGCGAGAAGATCTCGATCGAGTTCGACGACCTGCGCGCCGCGATGCCGGGCCAGCTGCCGGGCTTCGGGATGGAGTGGGTGATGATCGAGCGCGCCCGGCTCGGGTGCCGTGTCGATGGAGGAGGGCGGTCTGATCCGCATCCCGACGCCGAAGCGGTGGCCGATGCCCTGGCGCAGCTGCCGGAGGGCGTGGGTGGTCGCCGCATGGCTCTGACCATCGCAGAACTGGCCCGAGCCGGTCAGCTCCACGGCTGGGGCTCCGGCCAGGCGCCGCAGGTGCAGCCGCGCGGCTGGCGTCAGACGAAGCACGGCCTCTTCGCCGAGACGGAAAGCTGTGGAGTGGTGCGGTATCGCAGTCGCGGTAAGGCCCGCGAGGTTGAAACGCGCTGGTGCCCGATCAGGATCGAGAACCATCCGCGGGAAGAGGCCCGGGCGCGGCGGGCCTATCTGCTGTGGTGGGGTGCTCTGAGGGAGCTGCGGGATACGTTCCGGCTATATGGCGGGCTGACACGGCATCAGGTTTCAGAGCAGATGCCGACCATGAAGCCATGGATCCGCAATAGCTAATCTATTGGCAATGCGACCCGGGAATGACCTTGATTTAGGGAGCAGCTTTTTCGTCACACTGGCCAATTTACTTGAGCGTATAGTTTACCTGATGCGCGGAAACACGCTTCTGTGATCGTGTGAATACAAATTAAGGGACACTAAATGCGTTTTCTCATTCTCGCGCCTCTGGCGGTTCTTGCGGTTGCGGCGTGTGCAAAAAAGCCTGACCAGATTGCTGCCGTAGAGCTGCCGGACGATACCTACCGCGCCGCCTCGTGCCGCTCCTTGGCTGCTGAAAAGCTCAAGATTTCTCAGGAACTTGCCAACCTTTCGGCAAAGCAGCAAACCGCTGCGAACGGTGACGCTTGGGGCGTTTTCCTTCTCGGTCTTCCGGTTTCTTCGATGTCGGGTAACGACCAGGAGACGATGATCGCGGTGGCAAAAGGCAAGATCCAGTCCATCGAACGGACCCAGACGGCCAAGGGCTGCGCCTGACCTAAGTTTGTCGAGTCGATCGCGTCTCGCAAATTATTATTGACGAGTTGGTTAGCCTATTGCATCAATGCAGCCGACCTCATTGCGCCCGGAGCTGATTGCCAGCTGCCGGGCGTTTTCATTTCCCGACATCAAGGATCACCATGCCGCGCAAGATCTGCGTCGCCTTCGGCTGCGAAGAGTTGGCCGGCGCCGGGCTTTCCCATTGCCCTGAGCATGAAGAGATCCGGCAGGCGAAGATCGCGGCGCGAAAGGCCGAGGCCCAGCAAGGCGCGGAGGCGCAGGCGAACCGTCGGCTTTATCGCTCGGCCGCCTGGCAGCGCGCGGCGAAGGGGTTCCTGGCCAAACACCCGGTCTGCGCCCATTGCGCGGAGCTGGGGCTGGTGGTGCCGGCGTCGGAGGTCGACCACATCGACCCGCACCTCGGTGACCGGGCAAAGTTCTGGGAGCGGGCCAATTGGCAGCCGCTCTGCAAGCCCTGCCATTCGCGGAAGACGGCGAAGGAAGTCTTCCATCGCTGACCCCGGGGGTACCTCCAAAATCTGGCGCAACTGCTCCTGACCGGTGAGGGGACCGACGCTTTCGCACGCGCGTAATTGAGAAAAAAAGCCCACTTGAAAGGAGGGTAGGATGAAAGGAAAGAAGCCAGCCCTCGACAATGTGGTGCCCATGAAGGGCGACAGCTACCGCCCGACGCCGCCGGCGCCGGAGTGGTTCCCGCATCCCGAGGCGGTAGAGGCCTGGGAGCACCTGGCGCCGGTGCTGATCGCCAAGAACCGCCTGGAGCCGCACCACGAAGATCTCTTCGCGGCCTATTGCGTCGCGGTCGGGGATTTCGTCCGCTTCAGCGGCGAGCTGGCGGTTCTGGGGAATTACTACGAGGTGAAGACCCGCAACGGCCTGCAGGAGAAGAAACGGGCCGCCTGGGGTCAGCGGCAGGACGCGCTGGCCACCATGCAGCGGATCGGTGCGCTTTACGGCATGTCGCCGGTAGACGAGGCGCGCCTCGGCAATGGCGGCCAGGGGTCCTTCCTGGAGGAACTGGAAAAGGCGATGCGCGGTGGTGCATCCTGAGGATCACCCGGTCTCGGTCTATGCCCGCGACGTGGTCGAGGGGCGGATCGTGGCGGGCGAGCTGGTCACCATGGCCTGCGCCCGGCATCTCTCGGACCTGGAAACAGGCGCAGAGCGGGGGCTCCACTTCGACCCCGAGGGTGCAGACCGGATCCTGAATTTCGCGAAGATCCTGCGGCACACCGAGGGGGCCTTGGCGGGCAAGTCCTTCGAGCTGCAGCCCTGGCAGGTTTTCCGCATGGGCTCGGTCTTCGGCTGGAAGCGGGCGGACGGGCTGCGCCGGTTCCGCAACACCTATCACCAGGTGGGCAAGAAGAACGGCAAGACGACCGACACGGCGGTCCCGATGCTCTTCTCGCAGCTGCTGGACGGCGAGGCGGCGCCGCAAGCCTACTGCGCGGCGACGACGCGCGACCAGGCGGGGCTGCTGTTCCGGGGCATCAAGCGGATGATCAAGCATTCGCCGGTGCTGAGCCGGGGCATGGATGTCTACCGGACCCAGATTGAGAACCCGCACACGGACGGGCTGATCGCCTGCCTGTCGCGGGACGGAAACAGCTCGGACGGGATCAACCCGCACTTCCTGGCGCGGGACGAGATGCACCGCTGGACCGACCGCGAGTTGGCCGAGACGATCACGGAATCCATGATCGCCCGCAGCCAGCCCATCGACTGGGTGATTACCACGGCCGGCCACGATCGGGCCTCGCTCTGCGGCGAGCTGCGGGACTACGCTGAGAGCGTTCTGCGCGGCGATGTCCAAGATGACCGCTTCTTCGCCTATGTGGCCGAGCCGCCCGTGGACTGCGACCCGATGGACCCGAGGAGCTGGGCCATGGGCAATCCGAACCTGGACGTTTCAAAGCCGCGGGCCGAGATCGAGGCTGCGGCGAAGCTGGCGCAGATCATCGCGGCGAAGATGCCGAACTTCCGGCGGTTTCACCTGAACCTCTGGACCGAGGGCGCCGAGACCTGGATCGCCCGGGACGTCTGGGACCAGGGAGCGGCCGCCGCGCCGCAGGACATCACCGCCTTCAAGGGGCGCCGCGCCTGGGTCGGGCTGGACCTGTCGAACAAGGTCGACACCACGGCCCTCGTGGTCGCGATCCCCGAAGGCGAGCAGATCCACGTCTTCGCCTATACCTTCCTGCCGGAGGGGCCGCGGGGTTTCATCCACCGCGCCCAGACGGAGAAGCGCGAATATGTCGGCTGGCAGCAGGCCGGCTGGCTGGAGATCTGCAAGGGCGGTTCGGTCGATGAGGAAGAGATCCGGGCGCGGCTGCACTGGCTGCGCCGGCATCTCGATATCCAGGAGGTCGCCTATGACCCCTGGGGCATGAAGTACCTGGCCGAGCGGCTGGAAAAGGACGGCTTCCCGATGGTCGAGCACCGCCAGGGCTTCGCCAGCATGTCCAACCCGATGAAGCGGGTGGAGGAGCTGGTTGCGCAGAACCGGATCCGCCATGGCGGCAACCCGGTTCTGGCCTGGCAGGTCGGCAACGTGCACCGCGACGAAGACGCCTCGGAGAATGTGAAGCCGAACAAGAGGAAGAGCACCGGGCGGATCGACGCGGCGGTGGCGATGATCATGGCGGTCGGCCGGGCGGTGGCCGGCAAGGGCAAGACGAAACACCGGGAGATCGAGGTCATATGAGCATCTTCTCAACCCTGATGCGCGGATCCCGCGCCGCGCCGGTCCCGGCCGTGCCCCGGGCCGAACCGCCTGTCACCACTGGCGCCCAGGCCGTCAGCGGCACCGCGCAACCGGAGCCTTGGTTGCAGGACATCGGCTTTTCCGGCGGCGGCAGCCGCGTCGCCTCGCTGCCCCGGGTCACCCCGGTCATCGCGCAGCGCCATGCGACCGTCACGGCCTGCTGCACGATCATCGCCGGTGACCTGGCGAAGCTGCCCCTGCAGGTCTGGCAGCGGGACGCCCAAGGGCGCGAGGTGCGCGTGCGCGACCACGCCGCCGGCTACCTGCTGAACGTCGAGGCCTCGGCGGGCGTGACCGCGATGGTGACCCGCTTCGCCATGGCCTACGCCTTCGCCCTGCGCGGCACCGCCTACGCCTATGCGCCTCGCGACGGGGCGGGCGAGCTGACGATGATCGACTGGGTGCATCCCGATCACTGCAGCGTCCTGCGCAACGGCCGGGCGCGGTTCTACGACTTCGACGACGGGGAGGGGATCCGCCGCCGGGCGCCGGGCCGGGCGATGGTTCACCTGCGCTATATGTCCGAGGATGGCTGGACCGGCCGCAGCCCGATCGCGGTGGCGGCCGAGAGCTTCGGGATCGCCCTGGCCGGACAGGAAGCGGCGGCGCGGTCTGCCTCGGGCACCTCGATGAAGGCCTTCGCCAAGACCCACGCCTTCGACGCGGATGAAGAAAACTACCAGCGCCAGAAGGAGCGACTGCGCCGGGCGCTGCGGGATGAGGGCGACAACGGCATCCCGGTGATCGGCCCGGATGATGACATCAATCGCCTGGATCTCTCGGCCGCCGATCAGCAGCTGCTGGAAAGCCGCAAGTTCGACCGCGAACAGATCGCCGCGACCTACCGGATGCCGCCCTCGAAACTCCAGATGCTGGAGTTCGGGGTGAAGGCCAACGGCCAGCAGCAGGCCATCGACTACCGCTCCGACTGCCTCAGTCACTGGGGCGGGTTCATCGAAACCCAGCTGGCCCTGGGCCTGCTGACCGAGGCCGAGAGGCGCGAGGGCCTGTTCCTGCGCCACAACTTCGACGCGCTGCTGCGGGCGACGACGAAGGAGCGGTACGACGCGCTGAACAAGGCCGTGGGCGGCCCCTGGATGTCGCTGAACGAGGCCCGCCGCGAGGAAGGGCTGAGCGACGTTGACGGCGGTGACGCGATCTACCCGCCGCCGAACATGACCCGGGACGAGAGCCCGACCGAGGACAAGGAGACCGAGGAATGACCCGACCGACCCTGCGCGCCCTGCTGGGCGGCACCGTCATGGCGCTGCATGAACCGGCGGCCCGTGCACTGCTGGAACAGCCAATGCCCGACGCGACCGCGCCCGGCGAGGTCGCCGCCGCAGTCGCCGAGCGCTTCGCGGTGGAGCGCAGCGTGGCCGTGGTACCCGTGCGCGGCGTGCTGACGCCCAACTCGGCCATTCTCGAACGCTGGTTCGGCTGGGCCACTTATCGCGGGTTGATCGAGACCTGCGAGCAGCTCGCCAGCGATGAGGCGGTCTCGGCCGTGGTGCTGGAGCTGGATACGCCCGGCGGCGCGGTGCGGGGCTGTGCCGGCGCTGCCGCCGCCATCGCCGAGCTGAACAAAGTGAAGCCGGTCCATGCGCTGGTTGACCCGCTGGCCGCCAGCGCCGGCTACTGGCTCGCCAGCCAGGCGCGCGAGATCTCGGTGGCCCCCGGCGCCGAGTTGGGCAGCATCGGGGCCGGGCTGATGACCGGGGCCTATGTGCAGCCGGGCGCCTCGACGGGCCTGCAACTCTTCGAGTTCACCTCGCCCCATGCCCGGGCCAAGTGGCCGGACCCTTCGACCGAGGAGGGCAAGGCGGAGCTCGAACGCAGCCTGGCCGAGGCGGAGGCACGTTTCCATGAGGCTGCGGCCGCGGGGCGCGGCATGACGGCGGAGGACCTGCGCAGCCGGGCCAGTGTGACAGATGATCCGCGCGACGGCGGGGCGGTTTTCGATGGGGCCGGCGCGATCTCGCGCGGGCTGGCCGACCAGATCGAGAGCCGGCGCGCCTTCTATACCCGCATTCTCGGATCCTATGCCCCGGCGCCGCGCAAGAGCCGCAGCGCCGGACCCCGGGCTGTCTCGGCCCGGGCGGCCGCCGCCCTGGCTCTCGCCCGAACCTGACCCGACCGACAGACGACCTCAAGACACCCTGCCGCAGAACGCGGACGGGGCTGAACCGCTGCGCGCGTGCAGCATTTCCCAAGGAGAACCCTGATGAACCTCGACGACCTGCGCCGCGCCCGAAAGGCCGCGGCTGACAAGATGAAAGCCTCGGCCGACAAGCTGGCGGAGCTGGAAGCGGCAGAGGCCCCGGATGAGGCCGCCATGGCCACGGCCCAGGCGGAGTTCGATGCGGCGGACACCGAGTTCCAGGCCGCTGACCGCAAGGTGAAACGCGCCGAGGGCGTCGAAGCGGCCCAGGCCGCCGCTGCAACCGGCGACACCACCACCCCCGCAGCCCCCGCCGCAACCGTGCCCGCGCAGCCCGCGAATCCCGATCATCAGGGGCTTGAGGTCGGCTTCATGGCGCTGGCGCTTGCCGCCAACCGCGGCGACCGGGAACGCGCCTCCGCCATGCTGGAGAGCGAGGGCCATTCGGGCATCGGCGCCGCGCTGAACTCCACCTCGGAGACCGCCGGCGGCGTCCTGGTGCCGCGCCCCCTGGCGTCCCAGATGATCGAACTGTTGCGCCCCCGCGTGGTTGTGCGCAAGGCCGGGGCGCGCACCGTGCCGATGTCGGCCGGCGAGCTGCGCCATGCCAAGCAGACCGGCGGGGCGACCGCCAGCTATGGCGGCGAGATCGACCCGATCGAGGAGAGCGAACCCTCCTTCGACAAGGTCGACCGCAGCCTGAAGAAACTCAGCTCGCTGGTGCCTGTCTCCAACACGCTGCTGACGCGGGCCACCGTGGGCGGCGCCCAGATGATCCGCGACGACATGCTGAAGGTCATGGCGTTGCGCGAAGACCTGGCCTTCCTGCGCAATGACGGCTCGGGCGTGCTGCCCAAGGGCATGCGCTACTGGGCGCTCGGCGCACACTGGGATGCAGGCCCCGTCGCCGCGACGGCGCTGGCGGCCGATACCGCCCTGCGCCGCTGCGTCTCGCTGGTCGAGGATGCCAATGTCTCGATGATGAAGCCGGGCTGGATCATGCGCGCCAGCGCCAAGGCCTGGGTGGCCAGCCTGCGCGACGCCAACGGCAATCCGCTCTTCCCCGAGGTCGAACGGGCCGGCACGCTGAAGGGTTACCCGATCCACACGACCTCGCAGGTGCCCAACAACCTCGGCGCCGGCAGCAACGAGACCGAGATCTATTTCGCCGACTTCGCGGAAATGATGATCGGGGAGGGTGGTGACCTGCGCATCGCACAGTCGACCGAGGCGGCCTTCGTGGACAGCAGCGGCGACACCCAGTCGGCCTTCCAGCGCGACATGACCCTGTTCCGGGCCATCGCCGAGCACGACTTCGCCCCCGAGCATGACGAGGCCATCGCCGGCTTCAACGCGGCGGACTGGTCGCTGCAGGCGGCCTGATCCGTCCACCCCGCGCCGGGATGATCCCGGCGCGGTCCCTTTCCCTTCCGATCTGGAGATCCCGACATGATGATGACCCCGGTGACGTTCAAAAAGCATTCCGGCAAGTACAACCCCGGCGAAACGGCAGGCTTCCTGCCCGAGCGCGCGGCCAAGCTGATCGCCAGCGGTGTGGCCAAACCCTACGTTCCGCCCGCGGGCAAGCCCGCTGCCGATGATGAGGCCGCCAGCCTGGCGCGCCGCCTGGCCGAGGCGGAAGCCCGCGAAGCCGACCTGATCCGCCGTGCCGCCGAGCTCGATGCGCGCGAGGCGGACGTGGCCGCGAAAGAGGCCGGCGCGTCCGAGCCGACGACTGCCAAGGCCGAAGCGGGCAGCCCCCCGGCGCAGGGCGTCGCACGGCCGGGCAAGAAGTAAGGCGGGCCGATGGAACTGACAGGGGACGCGCCGGCCAATGCGGTCAGCGTCGAAGATTTCCGCCGCGCTACCGGCTTCATCGAACCGGACGCCGAGGCAGATGCGCTGATCGAAAGCTACTTGGCCGCCGCGCAACAGGTGGTCGAGGCGGGCACGAACCGGCTGCTTGGTCGGCGATCGCTACGCTTCAGCTTCCGCGCCCGCCCGGGCTTGCTGCGCTGGTGGTTCCCCTGCGCGCCGGTGGTCGAGGTGACTTCGGTGAAACTCCTGCAGGGCGGGGCGGAGACGATCCTCGCCCTGCCGGACCTTGGGCTGCGCATGCTGGCGGAAGAACCGCAGATCCTCTTTCCCGTTGGCGCGGTTCCGGCGGGCGAACCTGCGGTGATCGAGGTCGAGGCAGAGGCCGGTGCCGATGCGGTCGATCAGCGCTTCGCCCAGGCGATCATCATGATCGCCAAGGAATGGCGCGACGCGAACATCGCCATCGATCAGCCGGAAGCGGCCCGGCTGACCTTCGGCGCCCGGCACCTGATGAAACAGACCCGCTACCAGCGGCCCGATGTGAGTGAGGGGATCTGACATGGCGCAGACGCAAGGCGCTCCGCTGTCGCGCGGCAAGGAGCTTCTGATCCGTGATCGGCTCGTGACCTTCGAGCGGCGGGCAGAGACCGGACGCAACGCGCTGAATGAACCGACCTTCACCTGGGCAGAGATCGGTCGGTCCTGGGGCGCCGTAGAAAACCTCGGCGCTCAGGAACAGGTCGCCCTGCAGACTGAGGGCATGGTGGCGGCCGTGCGCGTGCTGGTGCTGGATACGCCGCTGGCGCGCTCCGTCTCGCTGGTCGATCGCATCCGGGTTCTGGGCGAGACTTGGGACCTGGTGGGGCGTGGCCCCCATGCGGTGCGCCGGGGTATCTTCGCCTTCACCGCTGCGCGGGCCAGCCCTGGGGTGGCGCCATGAAGGCGGCGCTGACGGCGCTGCTGCTGTCGGATCCTGATCTGCAGGCGCAGGTCGGAACGCGCGTGAACTGGTCGACCCCGCCGGCCCATGCGGGTGGCTTTCCGTACCTTGGCCTGACGCTGGTCAGTGCGCCGGTGGCCTACACGCTGGACGGCGAGGCGGAGGTGCAGCGGTCGACTGTCCAGCTCGATGCTTGGGCCGTGACAGCCGCTGAAACGGAGGCCCTTCGCTGGGAGGTGCGCAGCCTGCTTTCGGGGTTCCGGGGCGTGGTCGAAGGCGTGTTCTTCCGGGGCGCCTTCGTGATCGGGGCGCGGGACCTCGACGGGCGCGGCCTCGGCGACCTGGGTCCGCTCTTCGGGGTCTCGGTCGACATGAGCATTCGCTGGAGTGTCGTATGATCAAGATGGAGTTCACGGGCGGCCGGGAGCTGGAGAAGGCCCTGCATGAGCTGCCCAAGCACACGACGCGCAAGTCTCTGGCCCGGCGGGTTCTGAAGAAGGCAGCACAGATTTTCGCGGACAGGGCCAATGCCCTGGCCCCGCGCGGATCCGGTGGCGACCTGGAAGAAAGCTACGGGGTTGGCACGCGGCTGACCCGGCGCCAGGCGGCCTCGGCCCGGCGCGAGGGACGCGATGACGTCTTCATGTACGCCGGGACCAATGATCCGGCGGGCCAGCAGCAGGAGTTCGGCAACGCGCATCACGCGGCGCAGCCTCATGCCCGCCCGGCTTGGGATCAGACCCAGCAACAGATCTTCGAGCAGATCCGCGACGACATGAGCGTCGAGGTGGAGAAGGCCGCAGCGAGAGCGCGGCGCAAGGCGGCGCGACAGGCGCGCTGAACCCGAACGGCAGAAAGGAAACGACATGGCCGGTGAAACTGAACTCTGGGGCGGCTCGGTGGAGCGCTCCGAAGACGGGGTGACCTTCACGCCCGTTGCCAAGGTCACGGGGGTGACGGTGCCCACGCTGACGAAGAACACGCGCCAGCGCACCACGCTGGATAGCCCCGCGAAGATCCACGAATACGGCGAGGGCTTCGCCGAGCCGGGGGATCTGTCGATCTCCTGCCTCTATGACCGCGCGGGCTATGTGGCGGCCAAGGCGGATGAGGCGCGGGCCGGGGGCACCTATTACCGGATCACGCTGCAGAACGGCGATGCCTTCGACTGCCACATGATCACCCCCGTTGTCGAAACCGGTGGCCTCGATCAGATCGACGGCGACGCCACCTTCACCATCTCCGGCAAGACCTCCGGCGAAACCGAGTTCACCCCGGCCGCCTGAGCCGCGGCATGACCCGCCGACTGCAGCAGCTGCAGCGGCGATAGAAAGGACCCTGACATGACCCTGAAGACCCATGTGGACCTCGCGCCGAAGGATGGCGGCGAGGGCTGGAAGCTTGCCTTCACCACCAATGGCATGTGTGCCTACGAAGAGGAGACGAAGAAGCCTTTCACCTCGGTTTCCGAAGCTCTGTCCGATGCCTCTCACGGGCGCCTCTCGGTGCGGGCGCTGCGGACCATTCTCTGGGCCGGCCTGCAGGAGCATCATGAAGGCACCACCATGCGCGATGCCGGCAAGGTGCTGGACGCCAGTGGCATGACCGCGGCAGGCAAGGCCATCGGCGATGCGATCCGGTTGGCCTTCCCCGAGGAGAAACCGGCGGCGGGAAACGGCGACAAGGCGGGGAAGCCCGCCGGCGGCGCCCCGAAAGAAACGACTGGCAAGAGCTGATCCGCCAGTGGGTCGCGGCGGGGCAGGATTATGAACGTTTCGGCCACCTGACCCTCCGCGAAATCGACCTGGTCCTGTCCGGCGTGTTGCTCGGGCAGGAACGGGCGGCGCGCCAGCGTCGGGGCGAAATCTACAGCCTCGGCCAGCTGGTGATGATCGCCACGCACAGCCCCAAGACATTCCCGAAGCCCGATGAGTTCATCGACCGCCGGCGGCGGCGTGGCTCGGCCGATGCCGAGATCCGCGCCTATTTCGCCGAGCGGGTCGCGACGCATCGCGCAAAACCAACCCGATAGAAGGTCCAGCCCATGTTCAAGGGATTGATCGGCGCCCTGCGCGTGGATCTCGGCATGAATTCCGCCGAGTTCCAGAAGGGGATGAGCGACGCCACGCGAGGCATGCGCAACATGCAGAAGCAGTTCGCAGGGATGGCAAAGGACTTTCGCCGGATCGGTGCGGGGATGTCGCTCGCGCTGACCGCGCCGCTGGTGGCCATCGGGAAGCAGTCGATGGAGCTGCAGAAGGTCCAGGCCCAGGCCGTGGCGCAGGTCGACGCCGCTCTGGCCTCGATGGGGACCACGGCCGGGTATACCTCCGCCGAGCTGCAGAAGATCGCCAGTGAACTGCAGGGCAACTCGCTCTTCGGCGACGAGGAGATCCTTGGAAAGGTCACCTCGAACCTCCTGACCTTCGGCAACGTCACGGGGGACGTCTTCGCCCGGGCGCAACGTGCGGCCCTCGATATGTCGGCGGCCCTCGGCCAAGACCTTCAGAGCTCCACCGTGATGCTCGGCAAGGCGCTGAACGATCCGGCCAAGGGTCTGACGGCGCTGACCCGGGTGGGTGTCTCCTTCACCGAAGAGCAGAAGAACCTGATCAAGGCTATGGTCGAGGTCGGTGACGCGGCCGGGGCGCAGGAGATGATGCTGGCCGAGCTCGAAAAGCAGTATGGCGGTCAGGCCAGGGCGCTGCGCGAGCTGCCGTCGGGCCAGATCGAGGCGGCGATGATGGACATCGGCGATGCCATGGAACAGGTCGGCGCAATCATCTTGCCGGTCATGGCGGAGCTGGCGCGCAAGGCGTCGGGCGTAGCCCTGGCCTTCCAGGCGCTATCGCCGGAGGTGCAACGCTTCGCGGTGATCGCCGCGGCCGTCGCGGCGGCCGTTGGTCCCGTGCTGCTGGCCGTGGGCGGCCTTGCCGCTGCCGTTGGTGCGCTTGCCCCTGTCTTCGTCGCGATTGCGTCGCCCATTGGCCTGACGGTCGCCAGCTTTGCGGCCCTGGCTGCCGGGGCCGTCTACATAGGCCTGAAGATCCAAGGGGCAGTCGAGCGCCTCGGCGGTTTCGGGGAAGCGCTCTCGCTGGTGAAGGATGTGGCGAGTGAGGTCTTCGCCCGGATCGGTGACGGCGGAGCGATCCTCGAAAACAAGCTGGCGATCAGCTTCTCGGCCATTCAGGCCGGTTTCTTGAAGATGATCGCGGGTCTCCAGCGGGCGTGGGCCGGATTTCTGCATGGCGTGAAGGCCCAGCTGGTCGACGTGCCCGGCATGGAAGACGCAATGCTTGCGGTCGGGACTGCGGCTATCAAGGCCGGTTCGGCTGTCTATGAAACCGAGCTTGCGATCAGCCAGGCCCAGGACAGCATTGCAGAGCTTGAGGCAACCAATGCAGAGCTGGCCGCAGGCCTGACGGAGCCCCTGGCCGCTGTCGGAGCACTGAAAGAGGCGATGAAGAAGACCTATGACACCGGCGCTGAAGGCGGCGGCGCTGCGCAGGATGCGACAGAGGGCGTGACCACCGCGCTGGAGACCGCAGGGGATGCAGTTCAGGACCTTGGCGATCAGTTCGATGCGACAGGCGCGCGCGGCGGCAAGGCGCTGAAGGACCTCAAGGCCGATGTGAACGACCTGACTAAGGATGCCTATGGCCTGCAGGGCGCCTTCAAGTCGGCGGCCTCTTCGCTCGCCTCGGGTGACGTGTCGAGCGCCTTCGGCAATCTTCGTTCGGGGATCGGTAGTGCTGCGACGAATGCCTTTGGTGGGTTGCTCAAAACCTCCTTTGGCACGGGCGGCGGCGGCTTGTCCGGTGTGATTGGCGGGCTGACCTCGGCCTTCTCGGGGATGACAAGTTCGCTGGCGAAGATCGGCGGGGGGCTAGTTTCGAGCCTCGGCGCCATCGGCGGAGCGATCTCGGCGGCCCTGCCGATCATCGGGGCCGTCACGGCGGTGGTCGGGCTCATCAAGGGCTTTTCCTCCAAGAAGCTGGTCGGTGCCGGGATCGAGTTGGGGGTGGCCGACGGGCTTCTGAGGGGCGGCACCTATCAGCGGATCAAGAAGACGAAGTTCTGGGGGCTGTCCTCCAGCACCTCGACGAAGCGGAAGGCCTTTGACCGCGAAACCCAGGAGGCGCTGAGCGAAGAGCTGGGCAACGTGCAGGAGGCGGTGCAGAGCGCCTTCAGCCTTGCCGGCATGGAAGTGTCCGACGCCATGATCAACGGCGTCCGCGTCGCCATCGAGAAGATCGACACGCGGGACATGTCGGAGGCGGAGATCCAGGAGCGGATCGCCGCGTGGTTCGGCGACTATGCCGACGCGATCTCCGATACCGTCGCCTCGGTCACCTTCGACCAGGTGCAGGCGCTGGCGGCGCTGAAGACCATGTTGGAACCTCTCGGGCAGGGGTTCCACGGCGCTTTCGATGACATGGCGATCGCGGCCGAGGACCTGGGCGAGATCGCCGGCGGGATCGACGCGCTGGCTGGCCAGCTCGATGGCTTTGTCGCGACCTTCTACACCGACGCGGAACGCATGCAGATGGCCACGGACGCCCTGCATGAGCAGTTCGCCGACCTCGGCCTGGCCGTGCCGGAGACCGCGAAGCAGTTCCGCGAGCTGGTCATGAGCCAGGACCTGATGACCGAAGCCGGGCGCGATACCTATGCGGCGCTGCTCTCGCTCTCGGGGCTCTTCGCGGAAGTGGAGGGCGGGATTGCCAGCCTGACCGGGGCCTTCGACCTCGGCCAATACTACGCGACCGAGTTCGACGCCAAGCTGGCGGCGATCGCCGAGGCGCGGGGCTACTCCGCCGATGTGATGTCCGGGGGCGACGCCGGCGTGACGCTCGCCGGCACGCTGCACAATCTCAGCACCGACGGGGTGGCCCAGACCTCGGCCCTGCGCCGGCTGGTCACGCTGATGGAACGCTGGGACGCTTATGGCACCCCGGCCGAACGGGAGTTCTGAGCATGTACATCGCGCGGGAGTTCTCGCCCGACCTCGACCAGGTGCGCACCTCTCTGGTTGAGGACGATGCGCCGGCCTGGGACGTGGAGACCAGCTATCCGCTGAACGCGCGGGTGGTGCGGGGCCACCGGATCTACCAGTCGGCCATCGAGGACAATCTCGGCCTCGATCCGCTGCTGGAGGATCAGTCGGTCCTGGCGGCCCGCTGGGTCTTCGACAGTTTCACCAATGCCTTCGCCTGCTTCGATGGGGTGCTGACCAACGCCACGGTGGCGACCGAAGACCCCGGCGCGGAAGTGCCCTGGCTCGATCCGGGGCTCGGGATCAACCCGACCTCCGCCCCGATCATCATCGAGATCGACGGGCTGCAGGGCATCGATACTCTGATCCTCTTCGGGGTCATGGCCAATTCCGCCCGGCTGATCTGCTTCGACGTGGTCGACACGGTCCTGCTGGACGAGGAGACCAACCTGTCCGGTCGGCAGGTGAGCAACTGGTGGGAATGGTTCTTGGAACCCTTCACGGGCTTCTCCGACAAGCTGGTGAACCTCAACCTGCCGGGCACCACCCGGCGCGTGCTGGTCGCCCTGTCGGGTAGCGCGGTGACGCTGGGCGAGGTCTTCCTCGGTGACCGGCTCTTTGTCGGGAAAGGCATGGCCCAGCACACGGTCGGCCGCTCGATCAGCGGCTCGCGCTACAGCTTCAACGACTACGGCGCCCTCACGCTGGCCCGCGGCCCGACCCGGGTCGAGATGGACTATGCCGTGGTCGCCCCGAAGCTGCTCTGGGACCAGGTGAAGCCGCAGCTCGACCGGCTCTCCGGCACGCTGGTCGCCTCGATCGGGGCGGAGCTGCGCCCCTCCAGCATCCACTTCGGGATCCTCGGGCCGGTGCAATGGGCCGAGGATCTGCCCGACGAATATGAATACTCGTTTACCATCATGGGGGTTTCCTGATGCCTGTCCCTGACTTCACGCCCTACGCCGGCCTGCTGCCGAGCGCGAGCGATCCGGCCACCTTCTCGCCCCGCGCGTCGGAGCTCTTCACCTGGTTTGTCGAGACCGGTGCCCCTCAGCTCGCGGCGCTGGCGGCTTTCCTCGATGGGATCATGGAAGACGAGGCGACGGTCCTCGATGCCCTGGACAGCCTGCAGGCTTCGCTGGGGGAGCTGGCCGCGCTCGACGTGAGCGAGCTGGTCCTCGACGAAGACAGTTTTGACACCGACAGCGCGACACGCCCGCCCAGTCAGCGGAGTGTTGGAGCATACATCGGCGCCCGAAGCTTTGCTGCGCCCCATCTGACCATCAGCACCACCACTACCGTTTGGCCGCAAACGGGACCGGGCACCGATTACCAGGTCACCTTCGATGACGTGCTGGATCACGACACCGACCGGATCCCAGGGGTCAGCCTCAGCGGCGGTGACATCATCGATCTGCCGCCTGGTGAATACTACGCTGAATGGGATGTGAGCTTTTATCGGGATAGCTCGTCGTCTGTGGGGCGGGCTTTGACTACGCTGCGCGATATGACAGCGGGCGTTGACCTCGGCCATTCAAACATTGCTTCGTGTACGGGGTATGGTGCGGCGTCCAGCCTTGGTCGCGCTCGTTTCACGCTGGGGGCCACTTCCACTCTGCGAGTGGTTGCTGACATCGCCTACGTTCACCTCGACATCGTTGGCGTGTACAACGTCTTCGCCCGGCCCGCCCGGGGCCGAACCCTTTGGCTCTGGAAGCTCAAGTAAGCTCAGCTTCGGATCTGGTCGGGGGCGCCTTCAGGCTGCGCCGCCATGCGCAGCGGCGGGGGCCCTTGCCATATCTTGGGGCAGGCGCCACCGGGGCATCGTCAACACGATCCGGCTGGCGCTCAGCAAATCCACGAACACCGGTTCACTCTCTGTCTATGGCGTCGTGCGGACGTGATCTGGGGTGAGGCCACGCAGTGCAGAGCATAGGGGCCCGGTTGATGAAACCGGGTGCCCACCGTCAATCATTTTCAGAAGGAGACCTAAATGCACCCCGAATATGCCAAGAGCTACCCCGCCCGAAACAGCTCGGGAGCGCGCCATGCCGCAGTCATTCCCTCCGACAGCACCGATCTGCCGGTGCGCCCGCGTGCGCTCTATGTCGGTACCGGCGGGGATCTCGCCCTTCGCGACGCCGCAGGCGTTGTGGCGATCCGCAGGAATGTCGCGGCCGGCACCGAGATTGCCTTCGAGGCGGTCCGCGTCATGGCCACCGGCACCACCGCGTCCGACATCCTGGCGATCTGGTGATCCCATGATCGGTATCGGAACGGGCGCCATCACCCTGGCGGGCGGTGCCGGGAACTGGGTCGCGCGGGATCCGGTGGCCCGCAATGCGCACCTCTTCTTCTCGCCGGAAACCGGCCGCTTCGCGAAGGGTGGGGTGCCGGCGTCCTTCTCCCAGATGGGCACCTTTGAGGCCGCAGGCACGCGCTATGAGCGCACTTCCGACGGGGCCTATCTGCCGCGAGGAGTGGACGTGCCGCGTCTTGCGGACTTCGGGTCCGGGGAGCGTCGGTGGTTTCTGACGGGGGAGTACACGAACCTGCTCCGGTGGTCTGAGGACATGACCCAGTCCGCGTGGGTTAAAAACAATGGCGCCACTGTCGCGCCAGGAGAGATATTGAGCCGCCTGGGGCTGCCCTGCGCCAAGATCAACATTCCGCCTGGCGGGGACCAAAAGCTGCGACAGTTCGTCGACGTGACTGCTGTGCCGGACGGCACTCCGATCACGTACTCTTTCGAGGCGCACGTCGACGGGCCTCAGACCGTTGCTGTCCGCCCTTTCAGCGATGGT